TCTCAAAATGTGGCATGATGCACAGCAACGTCGTCCGCGTGCTGAGTTCGTCCCGATTGATAATATCTACCTTCCATTCGCTGCTGGTAACTTCTACACTGCTCAACGGGTAACCGAAGTACAAGATATAACTCAAGAAGAATATGAGTTACGTATATCCTCTGGGCTTTATATTGATACTGAAATCTTTAGAGCGAGTCAAGAACCAGAAGAAAGTAAATCTGAAAAAGCAAACAATAAGATTGAAGGTAGAAAGTCTCAATCTGACAACATAGACGGTATCCGTCGTGTTTATCATATTGCGACATGGTTAGAATTAGAAGCTGATGACTTCTCTAAAGGTGAACGTGCTCCGTACATCATGATGATTGATGAGAACGAGCGTACTGTAGTTGGACTCTATCGAAATTGGGAGGATGGTGATGATACCCTCAGTAAGTTGGATTGGATTATTGAATTTAAATTTATCCCTTGGCGTGGCGCTTATGCTATTGGCTTACCTCATCTTATTGGTGGGTTATCTGCTGCTCTTACTGGTGCACTCCGCGCGTTGCTCGACTCAGCGCACATTAACACCGCCCCCACAATGCTTAAACTTAAAGGTGCGAAGATCTCGGGTCAATCTACAGTCATCGAACCTACGCAAGTATCTGAGATTGAAGGCGCGCCAGGAGTAGACGACATTCGTAAGATTGCAATGCCTGTACCTTTCAATCAACCTAGTCCTGTTTTATTTCAATTACTAGGTTGGTTAGATGCCGCTGCAAAAGGTGTAGTCTCCACGAGTGAAGAAAAAATTGCTGACGCAAGTAATACTATGCCTGTCGGTACTGCCCAAGCCCTGATTGAGCAAGGTTCAGTAGTGTTTAGCTCGGTACATGCTAGACTGCACGAATCACAGAAAAAAGTTTTGATGATACTCGCTCGTCTTAACCGCTGGTACATGGATGAGTATTCCAAGAATGACATGGCTCAAGAACTCGGAGTCACTAAAGATGATTTTGAGCGCAATACTGACGTCATTCCTGTTTCTGACCCGCACATCTTTGCTGAGTCACAACGCTATGCGCAGATTCAAACCCTCGCAGCTCGCGCTCAGACTAATCCTGATTTGTACAACCGTTTAGAAGTTGAGAAGCGAATCCTCAAACAGATCAAGATTCCTGACGTGAATGGGGTATTACCTGATCCACATGAAGTAGAAGACATGAACCCAGCGTTAGAGAATGTATCTATGACCCTCGGTAAACCCGTTGGGGCTTTTCCGTCTCAAGATCACATAGCTCACTTTCTAACGCATTTGAGTTACGCTCAAGATCCGATCTTTGGTTCTAACCCCATTGTAGCCCCTATATTTATTCCAGCCTGCCTAGAGCATTTGAAGCAGCATTTGACGCTATGGTACCTCAAGCAGTGTGACGGATATACTAGTGCTGCCCTCGGTAAGCCTTTTGACGTGCTTAAAGTTCAACCGATTATTGCTGAGGCTCAAAAATTACTAGCAGCTTCCACTCAGCATGTGCATCAAGACTCTAAACAAAATCTGGCTGACGTAGCTACGGGTATTCAGCAGATGGTTCAGATGCTTAAATCATTACAGCAACAAACTCCAGTGGATCCTAACGTCATGGCGCAGGTTAAGGCTCTGACTGATACGTCGATGGCAGAAACTCAACGTAAAGCAGCCGAAGACAATGCTGATTTAAAATTACGTGAACAGAAACAAATGCAAGATGCTCAAGAGAAAGAGTTCTCACTCGTAAGTAATCAGCAAATTGAAGCTGCTAAAATTGAAAATAGTGCAAACACTTTGACAATCGAAAAACAATTTGAAGCTAAGCAGGCAGAAGCTGACCGTAATCATCAAATGCAACTTGCAGCTCAGCAACACTTACAACAAACGCAACAAGCAGAACAAGCAGCCCAACAGGCATCAATTCAAAATCAAGCAGTAGCTCAACAAGAAGCACCTCAACCTCAAGGAGAATCAAATGTCTGAAGCAATCAACGCCCATAAAAAGATGGCTATGGGAATCACAGAAGGTAACGTAATGAAAAAAGGCGGTAAAGTAAAGAAGTACGCTAATGGTGGCGCGGTAGCTGAATCTAAAGTGGCAAACTTGCCAGCTAAAGGTAGCCCGCTCAAACCAAACATGCTCGCAGGTAAAGCACGCATCGCTACAATGAAAAAAGGCGGCGCAGCACGTGGGCGTTAATATCGGCGACTTAATCGGCTTGATAAAGAATCGGCGACTTGAAATCGCCCTTTCTCTTGCTGATGGTGGAGCAATCAATATAGAAAGCTATCATCGTTTAGTTGGTCAGAATATGGGACTTGGTGAAGTCTTGATTATGATCGATCAACTAATGCAAGAATCAGAAAAGGATTTGTAGTACAACCCGCGCCGTATGGCGCTTTTAATAGGAGAGTCGCATGACTTTTGATGTAGAGCAGACGTTAGATGAAGCATTCCCTCAAGTTGATCCCATGATCAAACCTCTAGGGGCACGTATATTAGTTCAATTACGCGCCGTCAAAGAGAAAATGTCCAGTGCTGGAATCCTCCTGCCTGAAGAAACCAAAGAAACTGAAAAGTGGAACACCCAAGTCGGCAAGGTATTAGCCGTGGGACCAATCGCATTTAAAAAACGCGACAGTAATGAAGACTGGCCAGAAGGTGCATGGTGCGAAGTCGGTGATTATGTCCGTGTTATTAAGTGGGGCGGGGACAGATGGGAAGTAGACTACACGGATGAAAATGGTCTAAAGGGTAAAGCACTGTTTACGTTCTTTAATGATTATGAACTAATCGGCAAGATAACGGGAGATCCCCGAGCTATCAAAGCCTTCATTTAAGTTTTGAAAGGAAAACTAGTATGAATCCAACTGATAAGATGGAAGCGCAATTAGCGGTAGAAGAATTACAAGACGGTGGCGCAGCGGTATTGCTACCTGAAGGAGAAGACAATCCGCAAGACGTAAAAGCGGATGATCATCAAAATGATGACGCTAATGATGGCGATAATTCTGCCGATGCTGAAGAACGAGAGAAAATTCGTGAAGCACGTCGGGAAGAACGTCGTCTAAAGAAGCAACTTCACAGGGAAAAAGCAAAAGAATCCAGCTCTCTGATTAATGCACTAAAAAAGCAGAATGAAGCCCTCGCCAATCGCCTTGCGGCTGTTGAAAAGAAGACTTCAGGAGCAGAATTAGCACGGATTGATAAAGCGATTGATGACGCAGGAGTTCAAGTAGAGTACGCAAAAATGAAACTTACCGAGGCAGTCGGTCAAAATGACGGTCAAGGCGTAACACGTGCTCAAGAACTGTGGTATGAAGCCAAGCGCAAACTAGAATCCCTAGAAAACGTAAAGGCAAATGCTACTCGTCAGATGACTCAACCCCAGCAGCAGAATATTCAAGTGCCTGACCCTATGGTGCAAAAGATGGCAGCTGATTGGATGGAAGATAATCCATGGTACGACCCGCACGGTAATAACGAAGAATCCCAAATGGCTCAAATCATTGACAAAAAATTGACAGATGAAGGATATGACCCTTCAACTGAAGATTACTGGGATGAATTAAGTGACCGTATGGCTCGTTACGTTCCTAAACAAAGTCAAGCTGCAAAGCAAACTGCACGTCCACGTTCAGTAATGACTAGTTCAGGCAGGGAGTCTACTGCGACTACAAAATCCAATGAGTTCAGGATTAGTCCAGAGCGTGTTGCAGCAATGAAAGAGGCAGGTGCTTGGGATAATCCTGAGGCTCGCCAAAAAATGATCAAGCGTTTTGCTGATTATGACCGTCAACAAAAGAATAGAGGTTAATTATGACTGACAATCGTTTAAAAAAGAATACAACCGCAGGTCGTGAGAGTCGCGGTGGTGATGATACACGTGCTAACCCTGCTGACTCGATGGCATCTTCAGAAGAACGTCGCCGTATGTTCCGTTCTGAGTGGTTTCAAGAAGCGTTACCGACGCTCCCTGAGATTCCTGGATTTCACACATGCTGGCTTTCAACTACTAACCAGTATGATCCAATTCATAAGCGTTTAAGAATGGGTTACACTCCAGTTACTCCAGAAGATTTGCCAGCTGGGTATGATCATCTCAAAATCAAATCTGGTGAGCATGAAGGCTTTATCGCTGTTAATGAAATGCTTGCTTATAAGATTCCTCTTGAGGTCTATCAAGACATTATGCGTGAAATGCACCATGATGCCCCAATGGATGAGCAAACAAAGATCAAAGTTCAACAGGAACAACTCCTCAACGCTAAGGATTCCAACGGAAAACGCCTTGGTCAAATTGAAGGAGATGGTATGGAATTTGACCTCAGCCGTCAAGCTCCATTGTTTGAGTAATTGAGTAGATTTTGGGGTAGTTAAAAATAAAATTTTAACTATTCCAAAATTGAGCTATAATTCTTTCAAATTCAAGTTGCTTCACGCAGCTTAGTCTAAATTAGAAGTAGATGCACCCTTAAAATCGCGCTAAATGTGATTTTGCCAAGTCGGCTTTGAACAAAGCTAAAAACCAAAATCCTATTAACCGCTTTAAGGAGCAAACTATGTCAGCTATTTCCGCTCCATTTGGCTTGCGCCCTGCATTCTTTCCAACAGGCTTGGAACGTGCACAGGCATTAGCAAATGGTATCCCATCGGGCTACGCTTCAAACATTTTGAAGGGTCAACCCGTCGAGTATTACGCAAACAATGGTGTTATTCAGCCTGTAACTTCTACCGAAGCATTCTCTGGTTCATTCCAAGGTGTTGAGTGGACAGATACAACTGGTCGCCGTCGTGTTTCTAACTATTGGCCAGCAAGCACTGCCGCTATTGCAGGTAGCATCATCGCTTACTTCTACAACGACCAACAAATCGTTTATGAAATTCAAGCTGATGGCTCTATGGCTCAGACCTCAGTTGGTAATGAGTATAACTTTACCAATCTCACCGCTGGTTCTACAACTACTGGTTTGTCCCAATGTACCCTTGGCTCTGCTTCTGCAGTAGGCTCAGGTAACAATGGCCAAATGCGTGTTGTTGATTTGGCTCCCTATGTTGATAATGCTTGGGGTGATGCGTATACAATCGTTCGTATACAAATCTCTAAACCTCAGTTTATCGCTGTTTCTAACGCTATCTAAGGAGGACTGAACTATGGCAGCCCCGATGCGCAGTACGGACTTCCGTTCAATAGTTGAGCCAATCCTCAACGAAGCATTTGACGGAGTTTATGATCAACGTGCCGATGAATGGTCCACAGTTTTCCGTGAACAAGCAGGCATTCCACGTAACTACCACGAAGAACCAGTATTGTACGGTTTTGGTGCAGCTCCTCAGTTACCTGATGGCAGCCCAGTAACCTATCAACAAGGTGGTGTGTTATTCTTGCAACGCTATGTTTACCAAGTATTCGGTTTGGCATTCGCTTTGACTAAGGTTTTAGTTGAAGACGGAGACCACATCCGTATTGGTCAAGTATATGCTAAGCACTTGGCACAGTCCCTCGTTGAAACTAAGGAACTCCTCTGTGCGAACATTTTGAACCGCGCGTTCAATAGTTCATACACTGGTGGTGACGGCGTTGCATTGAGTTCTTCTGCTCACCCAATCGTTAACGGCACATTTAGCAACTTGCTAGGTACTGCTGCTAACTTATCCCAGACTTCACTTGAACAGATGTTGATTCAGGTTCGTCAAGCTGTTGACAACAACGGTAAGAAGATCCGCCTACAACCATTGAAATTGGTTGTGGCTCCTGGTAACGTGTTTCAAGCCGAAGTGTTGTTGAAGTCAGTGCTACGTACTGGTACAGCAAACAATGACATCAACCCAATTAAATCAATTGGATTGTTGCCAGAAGGTGCTTCAGTAATTAGCCGTTTGACTTCTGCTACTAACTGGTGGGTTCAAACTGATGCCCCAGAAGGTATGAAGTTAATGATGCGTCGTGCTCTTGAGAAAACCATGGAAGGCGATTTCGAAACCGACTCCATGCGTTACAAGGCAACCGAGCGTTATTGGCCAAGCTGGACAGACCCACGTGCTATGTACGGCACACCTGGAGTCTAATGTAACACAGGGGCTGGGTCAAAAGCCTAGCCCCTTTTCTTTTAATGTAATATGTCTAAGCTTTTCAAGGAGAAAGACACATGCCACAATTTAGTGATGACCTATTTCTAGGTTCCGCGCCCACCTTTATGGGCACTGCAAAAAATGCGACCGCTTCTGTAGTTACTGGTTCTGTAACTGGTACAGTGTTGACTGTAACCGCGTTACAATCTGGTGACCCATTGACCGTTGGTCAATATGTTACTGGTACTGGTATTACTGCTGGTTCTTATATTACCTCTTTCGCGACTGGTTCAGGTACAACTGGCACTTATAATTTAAGCGCCTCTTCATCTGCTACTGGTTCTATTACTGTAACTGCTTCTGGCAATTACTTCCTAGGCGATCCAGCTCCAATGTCCCTCGGCGTTGGTCCTCTCGGTCGTATTTATATTTGGGACGTTATTCCTGAAGCTAAACAAGTTGCAAACATTTCTGCAGCTGTTATTTATGCTGCCGCTGGTTCTGCTACTTTGGCAGCTAGTACAAGCACTCAATCTGTAGTACGTACTGACGGTACAACTGTAATCCAATTGGATTGCCCACGTGCCGTAAGCGTAACTACTGGTTCAGGTAGCCCAGCTAGTGCAAACTTCACCGTGTCTGGTTATGACTACTATGGTCAAGCTATGACTGAAGTTATCGCGTCTGGCACTGTTGCTTCTACAACCACTCCTGGTAAAAAAGCGTTCTATCAGATTTCTTCTATCTCCGTTAGCGCTGGTACTACCGTTGCTGTGTCAGTAGGTACTACTGATGTACTCGGTTGCCCTATCCGCTTTACTGACGCTGGCTACATTATCAGCGCTGGTTGGGCTAGTGCATTAGCTGAAGATACTGGAACTGCAACTGTTGCTGATATGACTAACCCAGCTACTTCGACTACTGGTGACGTTCGTGGAACTTACACTCCTTCAAGCGCGACTAACGGTGTTCGTCGTTTAGTATGTTCATTGGCTGTACCTGCGATCGCGGTTGGTCCAAACGCTACTCGCCTCGGTGCACTCGGTGTAAACCAAGCCTAATAGGAGATAAAACACCATGGCAACTAGTAAATTTATCCGTGAACCAAAAAGGTTCACAACCGAGCCTTCAGTTGATGAAGTTGGCGACGGTATGAAGCGCGGCGGTCATGCTAAAAAGCATGCCAAAGGCGGTCATATTCGTAACGAAGAAGCTGAAATCAAGCGCGTTGAAAAAGAACTCAAGCATCATGAACATGAAAAGGCTTCTAAAGCCCATCATGGTTTAAAAGCTGGTGGTCGCGCTCCAAAAGCTGGTCCAGATGTAATGGGCGGTCTAGCTGGTGGGATTGAAGCTACTCGTCGTAATCCTAAGCATATGACCGAAGGTATTGAAGGTCCAGGATACAAACACGGCGGTAAGGTTCACCACATTTCTGGTCATCCTGTAGGCTCACATGAGCATCACAAAGCTATGGCTAAGCATCACGCTGCTAAGCACAAAGAAGGCGGTTCTGCGCATCACAAAAAGATGCATGAACATCACAAGCATGAAGCCAAAATGTGCATGGGTGGTAAGATGCATAAGAAAGATGGCGGAGCAGCTATTGATCGTTTTGAAACCAAAACTACTTTGAAGCCAAAGATTGACATCAAAGACAAAGTACATCAAGCTAAGCAGACTAAATCTTTCCACACCAAAACTGAAGGTGTTGAAGGAGTAGGCTATAAGCGCGGTGGACATTTGAAAAAGTTTGCTAAAGGCGGCTTGGCTACTGCTAAAGAGTATATCTCTAAGATCAACGATGGTTCAAAAATGCCTACAAAGAAATCAGGCACTGGCGAAATCAAAGAAAGTCCAGCAGGTTACAAGCATGGCGGACATGTTGCTCATCACTCCAAAAGCAAGCACGAACATGCTGGACACAAATCCATGCACGAACATGCTGCTAAACACCACGCCCACGGTGGACATGTTTCCCACAAGGAACACATGGCGCACGGTGGCAAGGCTCACAAGGCTACTGGTGGTAAAGCTAAGAAGTGTAACTGGTAAGAATTAGCGGGGGTTCGCCCCTGCTTTCTTTAATTTGGAGAATAAAATATGAGTAACAATATTGTTGCTTCAGTTACGCGTAGTGGAGCATACGAACCTTTTGATTTACAAGTTTCTCGCGGTCAAATTTCTGGGCATAGCCTAGTAAGTATTTTTGGCTTTAATGCATTGATTACTTTGTCTAATGCCCCGACAACCGCACCGATTCCAATGTGGGAAAACGCTACAGCGTATACATTCCCATCATCTGCTGCCGCATTAACTGTTGTTAGTACGTCTACATCTGATAACACCTTAGCGTCTGTTTTAATTACTGGACTTGATGCAAGTTACAATGTTATTTCAGAAACATTGTTTTTAAACGGCACAACAGCGGTTACGTCAGTAAATAGTTATTTTAGAGTAAACGGCGTATCGTTAGTTTCAGCAGGTACAGGTCAAGTAACCAACATTGGAACGATTACTTTTAAACAAAGTACCAATATTGTTGCTCAAATCAACCCTAAAGTTGGTAAAAATCAAAACAGTATTTATACAGTTCCAAACGGATATACTTTTTATTTAGAACTTGTTGAAGTAAACAGCGACAACACATTAGGTAGCGGTAACGGTATGTACTATAACGTACAGCAAATCAACAATGGCGTGCAGCAGAATCTTTTAACACAAGGCTTTAGTTCTGTTTATGTTATTGATAGGCATTTTGCACCGATTCCTTTTGCACAAAAAACTGATATTCAATGGCAAATTGCTACAACTAGTTCAAGTGCTATTTTATCGGGTGCGATCATTATTGGTAAGTTAATTCAAAATAATACTAACTTGACCCAGCCTGGATTCTAATATGCCATTAATCAAATCAAAATCTAAAGTTGCATTTGGTAAGAATGTTGCTACTGAAATTAAAGCGGGTAAACCGCAGAAACAAGCAGTGGCAATTGCTTACTCAGAAAAACGCGCGGCAAAAAAGACAGGCGGAGTATTAACTACAAAAACTCGTAAATCATTGCCTAAATCTGAATTTGGTTTACCAGGAGAGCGTAAATATCCAATGCCTGATCGCGCTCATGCGGGTAATGCAAAAGCTAGAGCAAGTCAAGAAGTTAAAGCTGGAAAATTGTCTAAATCAAGTGAAGCTAAAATTGATGCTAAGGCGAATAAAATACTTGCTAAAAAGACTGGCGGAAAGATTACCAAGATAGCGGGGTGGTAGATGACTACCTCAGGTACTGTCGGTCAAACTATCATTAGTGTTCAGGACTTAATTGACCATGGTGCTCGTCGCGCAGGAAAACTAGCAGAAGAACTTACGAATGAACAGGTAAATGCAGCGAAAGATAGTTTATATTATCTTTTATCTAGCCTTACTAACTGGGGTATTAATTACTGGGCAATTAATAAGTATGTTACGGGGCTAATCCCAGATCAGGCTTATTATACTTTACCAGTTGGAACTGTGGATGTCCTAAATGCAAATTATAGAACTACTACAAATATTACTTCTGGAGCTTATAGTACTTCAGGGACTGTTGCTAATGCATTTGATGGTGTTGGACAAAGTATCTGTCAACTCACCACAAACACAGGCGCTATTGGTATCAACAATGGTTCAGGCAATCCTGTTTATATTAACACTGTAGGTATTTTATGTGCAGTTACAGGGTCGGTAACCATTCAGATTCAAGCTTCAGTAGATGGATCTACTTGGACTTCAGTAGCATCTCCTGGAGCTATTAATTGGGTAGTGGGTACGTGGTTATATTATGACCTGCCTACTACTGAGACTCAACCTTATTGGCGTATTCAACAGATCTCTGGTGTGAATATGGGTGTAAATCAGGTGCAATTTGGTACAATGCCTATTGCAATACCGATGGCTCGCATGAACAGAGATGATTACTCAAATCTACCAAACAGACAATTTCAGTCACTCAGACCATTGCAATATTGGTTTAATCGTACAATCCCACAGCCGAATATGGAAGTCTGGCCAGTCCCTAACTCGATTCAGCCTCAGATTGAACTCTGGTTAAATCGGTACATTCAAGACGTAGGAGATTTGAATGGTGAAATTGAAATCCCACAATATATGTATCTTGCTATCCAATGGGGGATTGCTCATCAAATGGCATGTGAATTACCTCAGGTAGATCCGCAACGAATTGTATATTGTGAAGCTCAGTATGAGAAACATTTATTGATGGCTCAAAATGAAAACCGCGATAAATCGCCTATTTATTTTGCACCGAATATTTCAGCATACACCAGATAAGTTATAATTTCTTTATGAACTTAGAACGCTTAAACTCCCCTGCTATTGTTTATGCATGGTCAGATCATTTGACAGGAAAAGTTTATTGCGGATCTCATAAAGGTTCTGATAACGATGGTTATATTTGTTCTTCTAAGTATATGCTTAAAGAATACAAAGAAAGACCTCAAGATTTTACTCGTCAGATAATTGCCAAAGGCGCGTGGAAAGATTGCATTGCTCTTGAGAAAAAGATCAATGAGCAATTGATCAAAAGCATTGAAACAACTTACAACAAACAAGCATTTCCCGCTATAGTAAATGAAGTTCATCCGATGCTTGGAAAAAAGCATACTGAAGAATCTTTAAAGAAAATAAGTTTGACAGGAAAAGGTAGAAAGTTATCTGAAGAACATAAAAAGAAACTTCATTCAGGTAACATTGGAAATAAACACACTTTAGGTTATAAGCACACTGCTGAATCTATTTTGAAAATATCAGAAGCAAGTAAAGCGAGAAAGCATTCTGAAGAAACAAAAAAGAAAATAGGTGATTCCAATAGAGGAAAAAAAGCATCTCCTGAGACTATCATTAAACTTAAAGAATCACATTTGGGTAAAATTCCTGGAAATAAAGGTAAACCCTCGCCTTTAAAAGGTAAAAAGCAATCTTCTGAATTTATAGCTAAACGAACTGCGGCTATAAAAGCTGCTTTTGAAAGAAAAAAGGCTAAAAATGCCTAGGTTCATCAATACTTTCGGTAATAACATTCTTTCCGTAGCTATATGTGATCGGTGTAAATTTAAACGCCCTTATGATGAAATAGTTCAAGATCAAAATATACCCGCGTTGCGCGTTTGTATACATGGCTGCGTGGATTCTCTGGATCCTTATAGGCTTCCCGCTAGACAACCTGAACGTATAAGTATTAGATTTCCGCGCCCAGATGCTGACGTTGCACAGTATAATGACGCTATTACGACGGATCCTAACGTCGTAAATTCACCAAATAACGTAACGCAAGGCACTGCTGGTGAATGGGGTATTGCTCCTGAAACCTCAGAGGATGATATTGACGGAAACCTCGATAACCTTGCACCTTAGTAAAGATTAATTATGGCAAACATACGAATCAGTCAGCTACCAACAGCTCCATCAGCAATCACTGGTGCTGAATTAGTACCTATTGTTCAAAATGGTGAGACTGTTCAAGCGACGGTTAATCAATTAGTTTCTAGTCCTTCACAAACTCAAACATTCCTGACAGTAAACAATGAGCCGACCCTGCCTAATAGTCGTTATTTCGGAGTGGGTGTTGGTATTGGGATCACTGACAGCGGTGCTCAAGGTAAATATTCATTATTTCTGAATGGCACATCTGGTTCACTTGAGAACGCGGGTTACGGCTTAATTGCTAAAACTGCGGCGGGCACAATAGCTGCGCGCACTCTTTTAGCCAGCGGAGCAGGTCTATCAGTAACAAACGGTAACGGTGTGAGTGGTAACCCTACACTTGCCGTTACGGGGCTTCTCTACTCCCTCGCTAACCTCGGTGGCACTGGCTTATTATTTTCAAACGGAAGCACTCTCAGTCCTCTGAGCATTGCTGGAACCACAAATCAGATTAACGTAGCCAGCGGCAACGGAGTTAGTGGTAATCCTACAATTTCATTCGCTAATGATGCGGTATTTCCTGGCACTGGCGGTATTACCGTACCGAACGGAACTACGTCACAAAGACCTATTGCCCCTAACGCGGGTCAGATTCGTTACAATACTACTCTTTCCGCTTTTGAGTTTTATGAGGGTGGCGTATGGCAAATACTCGGTACTGGTAGCGGAACTGTAACTCAAGTCAACGGTACAGCAAATCAAATTAACGTAGTAAACAATACTACCACTCCAACGGTAAGTATTGTAAACAATCCTACACTTCCTGGTGTGGGCGGCGTAGTCGTACCTATCGGTACTACTGCTCAAAGACCTGGATTAGGTAACGGCACACTGCGTTACAATACTGACACAGGAACATTTGAAGGTTACGCTAACGGTGCTTGGGGTTCAATTACTACGGGTACTGGTGTTACCTCGGTAGCGACTGGTACTGGTTTAACTGGCGGTCCAATCACTTCAACAGGAACTATCGCGATTGCTAACACTGCCGTCTCCGCTGGTTCATACGGTAGCGCGGGTGCTGTACCGACTTTTACAGTTAATCCTCAGGGTCAATTAACCCTCGCCGCTAACGTAAATATCAGTATTGCACCTAGCCAGATCAACGCTACAATCCCTAATACTGGATTGACAAATAGTTCAGTTACTTATAACGGTGTTACCGTAGCCCTCGGTGCTAGTGGAACGATTACTGCTTCTACCACTTCTACTTTGACAATCGGAACTGGTTTGAGTGGCGGTTCATTTAACGGTTCTACTCCCGTAACAATCGCTAACACTGGCGTATTGAGTTTTTCAGCTGGGACTACAGGCTTAACACCTAACACTGTTACGACTGGCGCAATAACCCTCGCTGGAACTTTAGCTATCGCCAACGGTGGTACAGGATTAACTGCTACCCCTTCTAACGGTCAGATTGACATTGGTAACGGTACAGGCTTCACTCGCACTACTATTACTGCGGGCACAGGTATCACTATTACTAATGGCGCAGGTTCAATCACTCCTTCTATCACCGCTACAGGCGTAACTGCGGGTACATACGGTTCATCTTCCGTTATCCCTGTTTTGACGGTTAATGCTCAAGGTCAAGTAACTTCAATCAGCACTCAAGCTAGTAATGCGCCTGCTTATCAAGGTACATGGAACGCTAATACCAATAGTCCTACTTTGACTTCTAGCGTGGGTACATCTGGTTATTACTACGTTGTAACGACTGCTGGTAACACTACTTTGAACGGCGTATCAGGCTGGAACATTGGTGACTGGGCAATATTCAGTAACGGCGCATGGCAGAAGATTCCTGGCTCAACCACTGAATCATTTACAAATCTAATTACTACTAACCTGCAAGTCGGCGGATTGACTGGCTTTGTTTATGCTAACAATACCACTGGATACGCTACCGCAGCTACTACTGCTCAACTTTTGTCATTACTCGGCACAACTCCAGTAGCTAACGGCGGCACAGGTTTGACCAGCTTGACTGCTGGCTCGTTAGTTTACGGAAATGGTACTTCTGCGTATAACACGCTAGCAATTGGTTCAGCCAATCAGATTTTGACCTCTACTGGAACTGCTCCGCAATGGTCTACTTTGAGTGGCGTAGCGGTTACTACGTTCAGTGGTGGTACGACTGGCTTAACACCTTCTACCGCGACTAGCGGAGCTATTACCCTAGCGGGTGTTTTAAACGCGGTTAACGGTGGTACGGGTGAAGCGGGAACTCTAACAGGTATTTTATACGGAAACGGCACTTCAGCCCACACAGTAGCTACAAATGCCCAATTACTTACTCTTCTCGGCACTTTAGGAGTGCCTAACGGCGGTACGGGTCTAACCACTTTAACATCGGGTTACATACCTTACGGTAACGGAACGAGCGCATTTGCGTCAAGTTCAAATTTGCAATTTAGCGGTTCTGCTCTTACTGTAACGGGTAGCGGAACATTCACCACTGGCGTTGGCGGTGGAAATTTTTAATTATATTGATTTGAAGCTATAATTTCACAAAGGATTTAATTATGCCACAAAGCGGATTTACACCCCTACAAATTTACTCTAGCTCAACCGCTAGCAATGTACCGTCCGCCTCTAATTTGGTGAACAGTACTCAAGGTGCTGAGTTGGCGATTAACATCGCTGACGGTAAGTTATTCTATAAAGACTCAGGCGGTACTGTTCAAGTATTGGCTACTAAGGGTGGCGTAGGTTCTTCTACAACTACTCAAGTTCTATATAACTCTAGTGGCTTAGTAGTAGGTTCTGCCAATATGACTTTTAGCGGAACAACACTTACTACAGCTAATGATGCCTCTATATCAGGTCTTACTGTTGGTAAGGGTGGTGGTGCAATTGCTAGTAATACTGCTTTGGGATATAACTCTTTATCTAGTGGCTCACAATCAGGAACTCAGAATTTTGCTGCTGGATGGCAAGTTTTAACAGGAAATACAACTGGTTCTAACAATGTTGGTTCTGGAGCGCAAACATTATTTTCAAATACAACTGGTTCGAGCAATACTGGTACTGGAACAAATGCTTTACCAAATAATACAACTGGCAGTTTTAATTCAGCTTTTGGGCAACAAGCCTTAAATGCAAACACCACCGCATCTAACAACACAGCAGTAGGTTATCAAGCTGGGTATAGCACTCAAAGTGGAACAGGATATAACACTTTTTTAGGAAATAGTGCTGGGTACTCAAATACTACTGGTGCATTAAATGTATATATTGGTCAAGCTGCTGGATATTATGGAGCAGGTACTGGCAATACTTCTATTGGAGCAAATGCAACCAATGGTGCTTCTTATAGCGGAACATATAATACTGTAATTGGTTATGGTGGTGGTAACGCTTTAACTTCAGGCTCTAAAAACACTATTCTTGGTTCTTACTCAGGCAATCAAGGCGGTCTAGACATCCGTACAGCAAGTAACTACATTGTGTTATCTGATGGTGATGGTAATCCTAGAGTATCAATTCCTACTGGCACAGCAACCGCAACTATTCCAAATGCTACTGGCACAGTAATGGTTAGCGGTAATATGCCAGCGTTTAGTGCTACCCAATCTGTATCGCAAAACATTTCAACAACAACCGCTACAAAATTAACTTTTACATCATCTGATTTTGATACGACTGGCGGTATGTTTGCTTCTAGTAGATTTACACCTACTGTTGCTGGTTACTATCAAATTTCTTCTGCAGTACAAACAACAACTGTAGGCTCAACCGCTTCTTATAGTAATTATTTTTATATTTATAAAAATGGTTCTACTATTAAACAATCTACCAATATTTCTCTTATTAACCTTACTCAATCAGGATTTATTTCTGCATTAGTTTATTGCAACGGCTCTACCGATTACATTGAAATTTATTTTTATCAAGGTAGCGGAACAACAGTAGCAACTTTTGCAGATACAACAAGAACTTATTTTCAAGGTTCACTTGTGAGGACTGCATAATATGACAGCGCAAATTTCAGGTTATTACCAAATTAATGGAAAAATAATCTTTGTTAAAGCAAATCAAACTTTTGCCAATGCTTTACAGGGGAATTCATAATGACTTTATACGACAAAATCATGGCTCTATATCCTAGCCTTACAACTCAGGATTTCTTGACTGTAATCACTTTACAAAACGATTCAGATGGCAAGGGTGACTACATAGCTAAATGGGAACACCCAACACTAGCTAAACCAACAGATGAACAATTAGGATTATAAAATGACTGAACTCGTACAAGAAGTAACCGCAGAAGAAGTACAACGCAGTTATTCCGCAGCACTTGATAGCGTAAACCTGCTAAACGCTGGCAAGCCTGAAGATATGACTGCTGAAGATTGGGCAGATACAGTTAAGCGTAATAAAGACCACTTAGAGATTCAAATTGCTAAAGGTGTAGAGTTTTATGGCGAGCATGATTTAACGCCATTTGAAAACGCAGTAAAATAATTTTAGGGCAAGCCACCACCCTAATTTGGTGGCAACTTCATGGAGATTAAAAAATGGATGGTATCAAACTATCAACTGATCTAGTAAACGCAATCCTGCAATATTTGGGTAACCAAAAATTTGTAGAAGTTGCAGGTTTAGTACAAGCTATTCAACAACAAGCTCAAGCACAAGGTGCACAACCTGCAGAAGCTCCAGCTGAACCAACTCCAGAAACCCCAGCTGCATAAGGAAACATTATGAACTTCTTGAACGAACTCGAAACACATTTAAGCTCTTTTGAGAGCAAAGCTAAAGCAGACATCGCATTGTTCATCGCATTTGTCAAAAGCAAATATAGCGAGCCTACAGCGGCTGTTGTGCCTCCTCCTGCTCCAATCGCTCCTAATGGTGAATTGACAATCGGTCAAGAAGTTCCAGCCGTTGCAGAAGCCGCACCAGTTGAAGCAGAAGTAGCACCAGAAGTTGAAGAGCCAGCTCCAGTAGAAGCCGTAGAAGAAGCACCTGCAGAAACTGAAGAGCCAGCAAAAGCAGAGTAACAAATGGAATCCCAGACACTTATAAATTACTCCGTTCTATTATGCGGAGCGCTAGGCGGTTGGATTTTAAAAGTGCTCTGGGATTCCATTCGTGAATTAAAAATTGCTGATTCTGCTTTAATTGATAAAGTCGCTAAAATTGAAGTAATGGTCGCGGGTAGCTACGTAACTCGGGAAGAGTTTCAAAAAACAATCTCTAGTCTGTTTTTAAAATTAGACCGTATTGAAGATAAAATTGACAATAAGGCTGATAAATGAATGATTTCTTTAAGCACTTATTGACAGGGAAAGACAATGCCACTTATGATATTGGTCGGGTTACTTGGCTTTTTGGTATTCTTGCCGTCATTGCTTTGGCTTTTTATCAAGTATTTCACACTGCTGTAAGTCTTAGAGAATTAGCTGAATCATTAGGTATCATCTCGGGTGCTGGCGGAGCAAGTGTAATGATGAAAAAAGATGCGGAGCCTAGTTAATGTTCCCACTATCAATAGGCACCTATGTCAAAATTGTCGTGGTTAGTTTACTTCTATGCGGGTGTGCTTATGGTTATATTGAGCATTCTCGTTTTGAGGAGTATAAGTCAGAGATTAAAGCCATCGCAGAAAAACAAATTGCGCAGAATGAATCAAAAGTTAAAGAACAAGCGCTAATCAATAAAGGAATATCAAATGCATACGAGGCTAAGTTATCTGCTATTCACACTTATTATGACGGGATGCGCAACTCCAGTGGCAGTCCAATGTCCAGCCTTTCCCTCTCCTCCAGCGGAACTAATGTTAGCTCCTCCGACTTTAAACTTGATTGCGCCATTACCACGCAGCAAGTAGTAAGCCTGCAAGATTGGATTAAGGAACAGTCAGGTCTATGATTCAAAACTTTGAAAAGTCTTTAGACATGCTGCTTGAATCTGAGGGTGGATTTGTAAACAACCCAAAAGATCCAGGTGGAATGACTAACCTCGGAGTCACTGCCGCTACTTGGGCACAGTTCAAAGGGCGTGCTACAAGCGAAAAAGAAATGCGTAATCTTGACAAAGATGACGTAGCTCCGTTGTATGAGAAGAAATACTGGGACGCATGTAAGTGTGATGACCTGCCTTCAGGCATCGATTACCTAGTCTTTGACTTTGCGGTAAACGCTGGTCCTGGCAGGGCGATAAAGACGCTCCAAAAGGCTATCGGCGTGCCTGAGGATGGTTCAATCGGTCCTGTGACTTTGCAAAACATTGACGTCATGGAAAAAAATGAATTGATTACTCGATTTTCAGATTCTAAAAAAGAGTTCTATGAATCATTACCAACCTTCCCTACGTTCGGTAAAGGTTGGCTCGCGCGTATTGACGTAGTCCGCGGTAACGCTAGTAAATTATTAGGATAAAAAGATGAGTTCTATTCCCGCAGCTGTAATGACGTATGACAATCTAACCTCTAATATAGAACAATATTTAGAGCGTAATGACCCTGCGGTTGTAAATCAAATTCCTACATTCATCATGTTGGCTGAATTTGAAATAGCAGAA